CTGGGTCTGGCACAGCTCTTGATGTTGATGCCAATGCCAACATTGATGGCACCCTGACTGTAGATGGTCAAATTATTTCTCAGGTTTCTTCTGGTCCTGCTCTGGTTATCCCTAACACGACTAAGATCAACAATCTGAATGCTGACCTTCTGGACAGCATGACAACTGCAAGTGCAAACACTGCGTCTACAGTTGTTAATCGTGACTCCTCTGGCAACTTCGCTGCTGGAACTATCACTGCTGCTCTGACAGGTAATGCTTCCACAGCAACAACTCTGGAGACTGCAAGAAACATCATTCTTGAGGGTGTTGTTATTGGCACAGTATCCTTCGATGGATCTGCTAATGCAAGTATTGCAACAACATTTAGTGACAGTGATATTACCGCTCTTGCTGCTCAAACTGGCACTGGTATGGTTGCTAGAACTGGAACTGGCACCTATGCACAACGCACCATAGTGATGAGTGGTGGCGGCGGTATCTCAGTTGTCAATGGTAATGGTGTTGGTGGTAATCCTACGATTAACGTCGCTTCTACACCTAATAACTCGGCAAATAACCTTGTTCTTCGTGATGCTTCTGGTAACTTTGCTGCTGGCACAATTACTGCATCACTGACAGGTAACGTAACTGGTGATGTTACGGGTGACCTTACTGGTGATGTAACAGGTACAGTTTCTAGTATTGCTAACCATGACACTGGCGACCTGACAGAAGGCACTAATCTGTATTACACAGATGCTCGTGCTGATGCTCGTATCGCTGCAGCAGACACTGGTGATTTGGCAGAAGGATCCAACCTTTACTTCACTAATGCTCGTGCTGATGCCCGCGTTGCTGCTGCAACTGGCGCAAATCTTGATTTGTCTCAGAAGTCCACTACAAACCTCTCTGAGGGCACTAACCTCTATTATACTGAGGCAAGAGTGCAGGATAAACTGGACAATGCTTTTGAGCAACTGACAGCAATGCTCAATAACCTTGCAACCACTACCACTCTGGTTCTAAACTTGTCTGGCGATCCTACTCCTGGTGACGTGACTGCATTCAATAATGCTTCCTTGTCTGGTGGTACAGGTTATAACACTGCTACTGCTGTTGCTACTACATCTGATGGTAGTGGCACAGGTCTCACAGTTGATATCATTGCTTCTGGTGGTGTTATTACTGCTGTTGCAGTTAACGGTGATGGTTCTGGTTATGCTGTTGGTGAGACCATTACAATTACAGGTGGTGGCGGAAACGCTACTATCGATGTTTCTGCTGTTGTTGAAATGGCAATCGGAGATACCGTCACTGGCGGTACATCTGGCACCACAGGTATCATCACCGCTGTTGGTGCAACTTCAGTAACCGTTGATAGTGTTGATGGATTCTTCAAGAAGACTGAGACAGTATCTGCTGGTAATGTCACTACCCTTACAATCAGTTCATTCGGTTGATAACTAATGTCCGCTACTAGACCCGCTACCAAAACAGAACTAAGAGACTATGCTCTTCGCCGTTTGGGTTACCCCACAATCGATATCAATGTTGCTTCTGCTCAGCTTGACGATTTGATTGAAGAGGCGATCGATTACTATCAAGAGTATCACTATAACGGAAGTTATAAAGCATTTATCAAGATTGAAGTAACCGAAGCAATCAAGACCGCTGCTAAGTCTACAACCCAGATGGGTTCAACAGACTGGTATGAAGGAAACGAGTATGTTTCTCTTCCTCCTGGTGTTCTGTCTGTCAATCATGTATACAGTCAGATTGGTGCATCTAGTGTAACACCTGGTAATATTTTTAATATCAAATATCAAATCTTTTTGAATGATATCTATGCAATGACGCATGGACATATTCTTCATTACTTTATGACTTCTCAATATCTTGAGACTCTTGATTTTGTAACAAACTCATCTATGAATCGTAGAGTTCGTTTCAATGAGCATCAGGGTAGACTGTATCTTGACTTTGATTGGAATGAGTTGCAGGTTGGTGACTACATCCTGGTAGAAGTTATCATGCGTCAGGACCCCGAAACCTTTACTGATATGTACAATGACTCCTGGTTGAAAGACTATGTTGAAGCATTGTTTCAACAGCAGTGGGGTCGTAATCTAAGTAAGTATGACGGCATTCAAATGTTGGGTGGTGTTACCCTCAACGGTCGTCAGATTCTTGAAGACGCAAGTCAATTTAAGAAAGATCTTGAAGATCAAGTTCGCTCCACATACGAAATTCCTCCTATGGACCTTGTAGGCTGATATGGCATTTTCTAACGACCCACCAAACGATTATGTCTTTAGAGATCACACAAATCTTCTAAAGGCAAATGGTTCTGCTCAAGAGCAAACCTTCATAGAAAACTTGATTGTAGAGAGCATTCAAATCTATGGTCAAGATATTTACTACTTACCTAGAACTTATGTAAATAGGGACACTATTCTAGGTGAGGTTGAGAACAGTAACTTTACACAGGCACTTGCTGTTCGTGCTTATGTTAATAATGTAGAAGGGTGGGAAGGTCAAGGAGAACTGCTGAGCAAGTTTGGTGTACGTATTGAAGATAAAACAACTTTTGTTTTTTCTAGAGAAAAGTTTACTTCAGCAGTAGATGATAATGCTGTTCTGAATGTTGAAGGTCGTCCCAATGAGGGTGATCTGATTTGGTTCCCTGCTGCAAAGCATTTGTTTGAGATTCAATTTGTAGAAGCAGAACGTCCGTTCTATCAATTAGGAAAGGGATATGTCTGGGAAGTCCAATGCGAACTCTTCCAATACAGCGACGAAGACCTCGACACTGGTGTTGCAGAAATCGACGCTATCGAAACTGCCTTCGCCAATTCTATCAAGTTGGTTATGGATGCTGGCGGCTCTGGCGACTTTAGCGTCGGTGAGGAGATCGTTGGCGACCTTTATCGCGCCGCAGCGACTGCAACGATTAGTTCGGGGGCAGTAAACGCAATCACAGTTACAGATGGTGGAGAGCACTATAAGTCTGCTTTGCCACCTACAGTTACTATTACAGGAGGAGGTGGAAGTGGTGCTACAGCGACTGCTACGGTATCTAGTGCTGGTATTGTCACTAGCATTTCTATCACTGCTGGGGGCACAGGTTATACTTCTGCACCTACTGTTACAATTGACTACTCACCCAAAGACTCCAGAGCAGAGGTCAAGTCCTGGAACAGTTCTACAAGAGAACTCCAAGTCATCAACAGAACAGGAACCTTCAACACTGCTGAAACAGTGAAAGGTCTAACCTCTGGTGCTCTCTGGAGTCCTGAGTCTTACAACACACTAAATAACACTAATACCGCTGATAGTATTGATCAGAACTATAGTTTTGAGACTGCTGATGACGATATTATAGATTTCACAGAAGGTAATCCCTTCGGTTCTATTGGGTCCACTACTGACACTACAATCTGATGTTAGGCACATATTCATATCACGAAATTTTTAGAAGAACTGTTGTTGCGTTTGGTACGCTATTCAACAACATCGAACTTCGTCGTTCAACTGAGGTGATGAAAGTGCCTTTGGCATATGGACCAAAGCAGAAATTCTTAGCACGTTTGGATCAAAATCCAGATCCAACAAATAAAAGAGTTCAAATTACTCTGCCTAGAATTTCATTTGAGATCAATGGTATTTCATACGATAGCACTAGAAAGGTATCACCAACTCAAAAAATTAGAGTCCCAAAAGATGTGGACGAAAATAAGAACGCATTTATGCCCGTTCCTTATAACTTATCATTTGAGTTAGCGATTATTTCTAAGAATCAGGAAGATGGTTTGCAAATTCTTGAACAGATCCTTCCTTATTTTCAACCTCATTACAATCTTTCGGTAAAGTTGATACCTGAACTGAGCGAGACAAAGGATGTTCCTGTTGTTCTCAATAGTGTAGAATATGAAGATGACTACGAAAATAACTTTCAAACTCGTAGAGCAATCATTTACACTTTACAATTCACTGTAAAAACATATCTCTACGGTCCTGTCACCGATCAAAAGGTTATCAAGAAGGCAATTACGGATATCTATGCAGATACAAATACTACATCTGCACCCAGAGAGGTCCGTTACACCATTCAACCAGATCCTATTACAGCAGATGCTGATGATGATTTCGGATTTGGTATCGTCGAAGAAGACTTTACTGATAATAAGAAGCGCAATCCTGTAAGCGGTAATGATGAGGCAATAACCTAATGGCAAATCCCTTTGATGGTCTTAATGATGCTTTTGGTACAGAACCAACTGAATTACAAAAGCATGTTGAGAAAGTGAAACCTACTCTTAAAAAATCTGATACTGAGGATGTTAAACAAGACTACGAGACTACTCGTGCTCAGTTACATAATCTAGTAATGAAAGGACAGGAGGCAGTAGATGGCATACTTGATGTGGCACGAGCGTCAGATCATCCTCGTGCTTATGAAGTTGCAGGTCAACTTATTAAAAACGTAGCGGATACTGCAGATAAACTCATCGACTTACAAAAGAAAATGAAGGAGTTAGATGCGGATGAGAAAAAGTCAGGACCGTCTACTGTTAATAACACGATGTTTATTGGCAGTACTGCGGACCTCCAAAAGATGTTAAAGAAACAAAAGGAGATAAATAATACTGACTCGAACTAACACGACATGACAGTATTAAATGTTTTAAGCACAAATAGCATTGCTGCTGATGCTACCGAGTATCAAGTTGTTCAGACTGGATACTATCGCGTAGTTGCAACTGCAGGTGATGCAACAGTTTCATTCAATGGTGGTCCTGCAATCACCCTCATCCAAGATCAGGCACTCCTGCTTAGAGGTGCTAAACCTGGTCAAGCAAGAATTGTCAAGGCAGTAGATGACTCCACTGCAGACTATCAACTTGGCACAAATCTTGGTGAACGTAGTGATACTCATCCATTCTCTGTAGGAGACTTTATCGCTGTAGAAGATGCTAGCACCTCTCCTGCTATCGATTCCAACTTCCTTTCTGCTGGCACCGCTGGCAAGAAAGTCACTGCTGCAACAGGAAACACAATCAGCACTGATATCGATTCATCTTCTGCATCTGCTGATTACACCTATGCTTACAGCGGACCTCAAGCAATCGTCAAACGTTGCGTGAAAATTGCCGCAACTGGTAATGCAATTGTTGTTGAAGAAGTACAAGTTGTAGGCGGTTGATATGGCTGAAGGTTTT